TGTCTGTTATCGGGCCAATCAACGCCCCTCTCCCCGTCGCCGTTCATGTAAGGAGGCACTGCGATTGCAAGCAAAGGAAACATTGCCCCACTTTGTCAAGCTCACTTTTGACGCCTAGCCGCCGAAGCCCTCGGCGGGCTCGTGGTCGCCCTCCCAGTCGGGCTGTTCCTTCTTGGTCGTCGCCTTGATGCCGTACTCGCGAGCCATCGCATCGGTCACCTCGACCAGCATACAACGGCAGTTGTAGTGCAGCGGCGGCGCATGGGTGCCCCACCTTGGGTGGTCCTTGGGCAGCGTCAGCAGCTCGTAGCCCTCGCAGACCTCGCAGACCGGCCCACCGCCCAGGTGCAGCTCGCGGGCCGTGTGCCACTGGAGGTAGCGCACGCTATCGTTGGTGTACGCCGCGCGCAAGATCCCGCGATTGTACGAGCGGTTCCACCCCGTCCGGTGGGTGGTTTCCCACTTCCGGGCGATCTTGGGAGGCTTGCCCTTGCCGGCCTTGGCGGCCTTCAGTTTGGCCGCGCGATAGGCGGCCTCGGCCCGCTCACCCGCCGACAGGCGCTTGTTCTTTGAGCGTGCGACCTCCCCGGCTATCGCATCGTCGATGATCCGGCCCGTGCGGAGCGCCTTCAGGTACGGCATCTTGGTCCGCTCGTACTCTTCGCGCTTGGCTTTGTCGGCCACCTTCATCGTCCGCCGGGCCGCGAATTGCTCCCCCCGTGGGGGTGCCTCCAGGTACGACCGCACAACGTCCCCGAGCTGGATAGCGATCAGCTCCTGGTCGTAGGGGTCCGACCCCAGCGCATTCAGGAGCACCCGCCGGCAGCGGTCCTCCACGTCGTGGATCCACTTCTTCGCCTCGACGCGGGCGGCGTTGGTCAGCTCGCGCTGCGCGCTGGCCGACACCACGAGGTTCCCGCCGTTCGCGCTCCGGGCGCGGTTGGCGGTCTCGTCATCGCCGATCTGCGAGCTGATGCGGATCAGCCGTTCCCGCGCATCGGCCATGCCAGACACATAGCCGTTCACTGATGCGCGGGTCAGCTCCTGGAATAGCAGCCGCTTGTAGTGTGCGGGCAGGGCGAACAGCTCTATCTGGCGCGCCGTCCGCCATTCCCTTTTCCCGCCAGCTCCTCGACCTGGTAGGCCAGGCCCTCGAAGATCACGCCGAGGTTCTCGCCGGCAAACGCGGCGTCGGCATCTTCGGCCTCGTTGATCGCGCCGAAGTTGATCTGCCGCTCGAGCGGCGTCATCTCGCGGCGCACCTTGCCGGCCATCTTCTGCGGCTTCGGCACTTCCTCCTCCTCGTCTTCCTCACCCTCGGTATCGGCGGGGCGGTCAGCCATACGCTCGGCCAGGCCGAGACTGTTGGGTGGCAATCCGCCATCTGTGGTACTGCCGCCCCCGCCGGTAAGCAACTCCTCGCCTTCGTCAGCCATCGTCACGTGCAGCAGCTTGTGCGCCTCGGGCACGGACACCTTGCCGCCCTTGTCGGCCAGGAACCGCAAGACCTCGACGGTCTGCTGGAGGTTGTCCTCGGTGAACGCCTTGAACCTGAACCGCGGCATTCCGACCGTGGGCGGGAAGTTCCAGGCCCACAGCGGCTTGATGATCTGGTTGTCGATCACGTTCTCGAGCGCGAGCCGGTCGGCGTTCAAGACCCACACGAATTGGTCGTTGTGCTCCTTGCCCAGCGCGTAGGCCCCCGCACCCGATTGCGTGGTCTCGCCCACCAGGCCGGGGATCAGGATCGAGCGCGCAATCCCACGGTTGCACGCCGCGGTGAACGTCTCGAAGAAGTCCGTCTGCGAGCCGTGCTGCCCCGTGAGCAGCTCCATCTCGAAGTCCTTGGGCAGCGCCACGCCGTAGTTCTTCCGCATCTCGCGGATGATGGTGAGGATCAGTTCCTTGTTGTATCGGTTGTCCGCGCTGGTCTGCGCGTCTGTGCCCTGCCTGTGCGGGTACTTGCCCATCGGGAACGGCAGGCCGTACCGCTCGCCGTAGAACGCCCACCACTGTACGAGGTCGTCCTTGATGAATGACCAGCGGTAGGCCGTGCGCAGCGGTGAGTTGCCGTAGGGGTTGCCGTTCATCGGGTCAATGCAGTGGAGGATCAGCTCGGATGGTTCGAACTCCACGGCGGTCTGGCTGGTGAACGGCTCCTGGGTGACCTTGTAGACCTCGCCGTACTCGTCGAGGTGGTAGAAGATCGTGGTTGCCGAGCGTTCCATGATCTTGGCGAACCAGCGTTTCCCGCGCCACTTCTGGTCGGTCAGCGGCCCGGTCCACTTCGGCTCGTGTGCGCTGTGTCCGTGGATCAGTGCCGACCGCTGGATTGACCTGGCAGCGCCGAAGAACCCGCCGGGCAGCGCGAGGTCGGCGTCGCGGACGAACTCCGCGGCTTCCTTGTCGCGGTCGTCGTCTGACGCCGGCTCGATCACGAAGCCCGTGGACAGCGCCGCGAGCGTGCGCATCTCGATCGAGTTGCGCACCATGTCGTCCCTGCGCCACATCTTGCGCAGATCGGCGATTTCGATGTCCTCGGGGTTCTCGTAGTAGCGTGCCGGCGAGTAGACACCCTCGACAACGGATTGACCCCAGCCACGGAATGCGGTGGGTTGCTTGCCCCCGGCCGCGAATGCGCGGACGGCTGCGGAGAGACGGTCCTTGATCGACATGGTTGGCTTTTCCTAGATCAAGACGGCCTGACGTTCAGCCGCCTCTATTTCTTCGCGCGCCTTTGCGATGCGGGCACGCGCGAGAGCGCAATACTCGGCCCCCACTTCAATGCCGATGAACTCGAATCCTTCGAGAATGGCTGCTTTCCCGGTCGATCCGCTGCCAGCGAACGGGTCGAGCACCGTTCCGCCGGGAGGCGTCACTAGCCTGCACAGGTAGCGCATCAGGTCGGTGGGCTTGACGGTCGGGTGGTTGTTGCCATCATCGCGGTCTGACTTGCTGGCCTTGGCGCAGTAGAAGAAGCGGGACGCCTCTCCCATCGGCTCGGTGGCGTCCTCGCTTCCGTCGTGGATGAGGTTCGCGGGGAAGCGGCCGGCGATATGTGGCGCTTTGTCAATAACAGTGGCTGGACCTCTTGTGAAGAACTCATCACGAGCCAGCCCCGAAGCCCTATGCGCTTTCCACGGTTCACAAAACACCCTGCACCCATCCACGTTGATCGCCCCAGTACCGTACTCCATCACGTTCTCGGCGACCGTTCCTGACAGAGGCTTGCGTGCAAGGATGATCGGCTCCCATGCGGGCTTGAGCGCGGTGCCCCAGCCTTGCCAGCGAGCGGCGTCGGAAGTGATGGGGTTATCAACGATGCGCCGTCCTCCGTTCTTCTGCGTCCAAACATCATCAGCAAAGCTCCGAACCGAGCCAAGCGTCCCGCACTTCTCGCGTGGCCGCTCCGCCCCCGCCGCCTTGTCTATCGCCTTGCTCACGTCCAGCGATTTCGGAAACCCCATCCCATAGACCCACATCAGGCAGTCTCGGATCTCCCACCCCGCGTCCCCAATCGCACAGGCCAGGCGGTGAAAGGTCCGCGTGCCGCCGAACGCGAGAAGATGCGCGCCGGGCTTGGCAACGCGCAGGACCTCGCGCCAGAAGTGCTCGCCGGGAACGCCATGGTCCCAGTCCTTGCCCATGAACGAGAGACCGTAGGGCGGATCGGTGACGACCGAGTCGAAGCTCTCCGCCTCCAGCTTCGGCATGACCTCAAGGCAATCTCCCTGGATGATCTCGGCCGTCACCACTTCACCTTCTCCCGCTCTGGAGACTGCACGAAGCCGAAGTCCGACGGCTTGAAATCAAGCACCGGCACGTCGGCCGGCTCGAGGTTGTAGAGGCCGAAGCACAGCGCGGTGCAAGCGTGCGAGTGCTCATCGTGCCGCGGCTTGGTCCCGATCGGCACGCCGTCATCGCTCGACTGGTAGGCCCAAGACTCAAGGTGCTCGATCGCCTTGCGCTGCCGAGAATCGACCAGGAAGCGCGGGACGTGCGCACCATCCTGCGCCTCGATCACGGCGAAGAACGCTTGGGCGCTGCTGATGATCGTCTCCATCGACTTGCCCACGCAGCCAGAGGGCTCCGCGAAGATCCGATAGGGGTGGGAGTCATCACAGAGAGACTTCTGCCAGCTCCCCTCGTCCGACTCCTTCGCGGTCAAGCTCCACGGGTCGCCGATGTCCCGCACCTGCGGCTTGCCCCAATCGATCCACTTGCGGTAGCACACATCCCGGTAGTGCTTGGCACCCTGGCCGTGGGCCTCGTAGAAGTCGAACGCGCGAACGGCGTACTTGAGCCGCCCGGTCGCCGTGTGGATCTGGCGGACGTGGCAGAACCAGATGGCCGTGGTCCCACCCGCGCCGAAGTCCCAAAACCGCCAGACCATCTCGCCCGGATTGCGCTCGACCGTGCCGACGTTGTGCTGGCCGAAGGCGTAGAACGCGCGGCCGCCAAGGGATTCCTCATACGAGATGTTCAGCTCCCGAGCGATGCGCACAGAATCGTAGCCAAGCTCCTCGCACGCGCGCGCGTACCAGCACCCGCGATGGTCGCGCCAGTCGTCGGACATGGGCGCCGGGCAGTCAGGCCCGCACGCTCGCCCAGGATGCTCGCGCCAGTGCATGCGGATGATCCGCCACGAACTGTTGTCGATTGACCTCATTCTGTAGTAGTTGTTGCCCTTGCCGTTGGGCGTCGAGACCATCACGAGCCCGCGCGGGACACCGGGGCGGATGGCCGAGAACGTGTCCTCTGAGTTGGGGATGAACGCGGCCTCGTCTTGCACCGCGCGCAGGTACGTGCCGCCGCGTCCAGCCTGCGAGGTTGACGACTTCCCGCGCACGAACGATCCGGTCGAGGCGTTGACCACGCGGTTCCAGGTAAATCGAATGTCGAACCGCAGCTCATCCGGCAGGCGCTCGTGCATGTAGCGCATCTTCCCGAGCAGGCTATCGACCGTCGAATGGTCGCCCCCATCGTCAACCAGCTCCTGCGCCCTGCTCATCACCATCGCCGACCATTCGCGGTGCAGCGGGGTCCACACGTCCCACAGCAGGCACGCGCACGTCATCCACGAGACCGTCATCTGCCGAGTCTTCTCGGCCAGTATGTCCAGCCGCTCGCGCCAAGCCTGCCAGAACGGCTGGAAGTAGGGATGGGCAGGCAGCAATTCATCCCGTCCGTTGTGCGGCGACCGGCAGAACATCGTGCAGAACACGGCCGGGTCCCGCATCGCCCGATAGGCAACGGCCGGGTCAGTTGTTTGTTGCGTCTCCGAGACCACGGCCGGCTTCAATCTCTTCGTGTGCAACCGCCAGCATGGCGGCCTTGAACGCTTCAGTCCGCGCGGTATCCGTCACGCTCGCGTCGAACTTCGTAGCCATCAGTCGGTCGAGGATCGCCCGCGCGGCAGCGATCCGGGCGGCGTCGTTCGGTGAGTTGCGGCAGATGTCCACGCAGGTATCGAGCGCGGTCTCCCCGTAGTGCAGGAGCTTGGACTGGAGGGTTGCCTGCAACTCCTCCTTTGTCACGGCTTCCAGCTCGCGGAAGTCTTCGCGCTGTCGCCATGTGCGCACGGTTCCCGGGGTCACGCCGAAGTGCTCGGCGACCTGACGCCAGGACTTGCCCTGGACGTAGACGAGATCTAGCATCTCGGTAAGGTCAACTGGGCGGGACTTGCTCAAGCTCCATCAGTGGCGGGGGAAACTCTAGCGGGCCCTGCGGCCCCTCTTCAGCTCTCTCTCCCTACGGGCGTAGGGTTCTCCGCGTTGCTTCTCTCGGCGCGCGATCTCGGCACGCAAAGAAAGGGCGCAGAACTCGCTCACGCCGATGCGCTCCCAATAGGCCACGTCGCGCGTCTTCTCGAGCAGATCCGCCGGAACCCGGAACGTAACAGGTGAAAGGACGGTTGAGAAGGTTTTCCGCTTTGGCCGACGTTCCGGGCCCGGCCTCAACACGTCCAGCGGATCGCTGAGCAGCGCGCGCCGTTTCACTCCCATGAGATTGACTCCACCGTAACCCCACCACCCAAGCACTCGGGCGCGGGATCAGGAAACCGTCCGATCGTATCGGGGTTGTAGCGATCATAGGGCGGGATATCCCGCGGCGTCGTGTACCCTGCGCCATGCTTCCCGCAATCCGAGACCTTGACGTAGACATTGCGAGCCGTGACTTCGCCGTAGTTGACGAACGCGCACTCGTACACGCCGAGGTGGATCGACTCGACGTAGACCACAAAGGCCGGCTTGGGCTCGGGCGCGGGCTTCGCTGGATCGTCATCTCCGCACCCCATCAGCGCA